ATATGCATGAACATATTATGAGGAAAGCCTATGATTTTTTCTATTTTTTTTTGTTTTTCACTGCTATCGCCTTGTTGTTCTTCATTAATTGCATCTTCGCCATCTATGTAAAATTTTAATACATTAGGACGTCTGCCTCTTTCTATACGATAAGACTTGCCTTCTATTTCGAACTCTACTGTGGTAATCATTCCTTTACCATTTGTTTTGTTTATAAGGTTATCTTTTCTGATGTTTGTTAAAGCATCACCGTATAATGCATAACTTAATGCATTAATGATAGTAGTTTTACCAGTACCATTTCTGCTACCGTCTCCGCCCATGTCTAAGTTGTGGCCTAGTACAAGTGTAAGTTGACAGTTATCAAAATTAACTGCCTGTGTGTTGTTGCCAACACTCATAAAGTTCTTTGCTGATACGTTTTTAATTTTTAACATTATTGGGTTTCTATGCTGTTATAGATATCTATTAAAACATCTTTTTGTACTGTATTACTTTCTATAGTTTCTAATTGCTGTATAACTATTTGGTCAACACTTTCAAAACTAATTTCGCCACCTTCATACTCCTCTTCTTCTTTAATAGGAATAAGTTGCAATTCTCTTACTTTATATTGCTCAGCCATTTTTTCTCTTATAAAGTTTGCTTCTTCATATGATATGCTGATGTCAAGTTTTACTCTTGCATAAGTGTATGCATCTAACAGAGTAGCATGGTCATCTAGTAATTGTTTTAATGTAAACACTTTATACTTAGGACATTCTGCCCAATTAACATATAGAGGTTCTTCTCCCCATGTTAGGAACATGGCACCTCTTTCATTATCATCTACATCTGCGTAATTATGTGGGAAAGCATTGCCTATATAATGTATATTATTTTTAAACTGTCTTTTATGAAAATGACCACTGAACACATACTCAGGACCACTCAGCATTTTATCATTAATGCCTCCGTGATCTGGCATCTCTACCATTGCATTCATTTTAAAATAAGGTAATTCAAAATGACCAAACATATATTTGCATTTCATTTTTTGCACTTGTTTGAATTCGTCGCCTACTAACCAAGGTATGATTGCAACATCGTCTTGTAAAAAATGTTCATCTACCATTACAAAGTTAGACAAGTCCCTAGCATATTCAATACTGTTTAATTCTCTTTTATCTTTATAATATAAATCGTGATTACCTGTTATAAAATAAACAGTTTCAAAGGCATCATTTAATTTTTTAAAATCTTTAATAGATGCATTCATAGTTGCAACACTAATACTTGCTCTATGGTGATTCCAGTCACCGAGGAAAATACAGGTTTCTGCATTTCTGGCTTTTGCTTCTGCAATAAACCAGTCCACGTACCTGTGACAGTCTTCTATATGTAAACGGCTATTTTGCTTTAGTCCGTAATGTATGTCCGTAAAGCAGGCCGCTGTCTTAAACAGTTGTGCCATAAATTAGTCTTGTGAATTTTCAGATTGTGCGGCCTCTCTAAGTACACGCATTTCTTCTTCATGTTGGATTTGTCTACCATAACTTGGTAAATGTCCACTGTCGATTAAGATATCATCTCTAATCATCTGATTTCTTTTCTCTAAATTTAAAATTCTTGTAAAACTATTATTAACTGCGGCAGTATAATATGCAAATGGATTATCTGATTTTGCTTCATTAAATTGTAATCCTATTTGAGATAATTGCACTAATGCTTGACCACGCATTTCATCTACGTAAGTGTAACCTCTCCAGTTTGATCTGTGTGAATATCTTTCAACTAGTTTTAAGAACATAGTTCCTAACTTGTTTGTAATTCTTCCATGATCTACACAAAACTCACCGTTACTTAAACTGCCCTGCCAATGGCTTCTTGCAACTTCTTTTATTTCACCGCCTATGTAAGCATAATGTTTGAAGGGAGGAAAGTTTACTTTTGCTCTTGTTTCTGCTTCGTTCCTAGGATTCTTTTTTCTACCTGGCTCTAATGGAATATGTTCCATATCCATAACTCTAAAAACTAAATCTTCTTGGTCTATGCTTTTAGGATCTATTGCAAATTCTTTTTGCTTGGGTTTATTTTTATAATCTTTAGGATCATGTAATGCCATTGCGGCTTGATATCCTGCTGATTGTATTTGTGATGCTCTGTTTTCTCTAGCAACCTTTATACTGTTTCTGTTGATTTTTTTAACGTCTTCTAAAATTACATCAAAATTTGCATATTTGTCGTCTGCTACATAACAGTAAGTCATCTTACTTTTGTGTATTTCTTTTAGAATGTCTTTGTTGTTAAGGTAATTAACCTTTTTTGGCTGTGCCATACATAACTCTCCTCAAAATTATCGTTCATTTATATTGTGTTATTATACACAGTTCTTGTGCATTGTCAATAAGTATTTATAAGAACTGGCAATTTAAAACTAGTTTTAATGAATACGATAAATAGTTACATACAAGGAGATTAAATGCCAAGCGGTAGTGATTATTTAAAAGGATTAATAGGCGGAGTCGGAAACAACCTAATAGGCAAAATAGGCGGTGGAACAACTGTTACTGGAGCATTATTAGGCGGTTTATCTGATGCAGATTTCTATTCTTTCTTTTATGATGGCAATGCAGGCCCTAGTAGAAACCCAGGAAGTAATTTATTATTTGGTGCTAGACAGCTCAGTGAACAACAATTAAAACAACAATTAGGTCAGCAAAGTAATCAGGCCGCAAGTTCTACTGCAATTAATCCTAGTGAAGGTAAAGGATTTGTAGATCATTATGACTGGAGAGCAAGATTAAGACCAAAGGGTGGCGGCGCCAAACGTTTTTACGGTAGCGAAGATAATAGTATTTTAGAGCCTATCAAATCTTCAGGTGGTTTAGTATGGCAATATACGCCGCAAATTTATGTATCAGCATCTGCTGAATACGATCAGGCACAAATGCAAGGAATGAATTACCCTATTAATACATATCAAATGTCAACACCTCCTAGACTTACATTAACATCTACATTCACAGTAAACAATATAGATGAAGGTAGATATTTTGTAGCAATGATGCAGTTTGCCAGAATAGTTACAAAATCTTTTTACGGTGATAGTTCAGTAGCAGAAGGCACATTTGGAACACCACCGCCTGTAATGTTATTTGAATATTTAGGTGATCATGGTTTTAATAAAGTTCCTGTTGTTGTATTATCTTACTCTATAGAATTACCGCCCGAAGTTGATTATGTACCAGTAGAAATTAAAGTGGGAGAAAAGCCAACAACAACCTATGTTCCAACAGAATCTACTGTTACTTTTGATTTATTACCTACATACACACCACATAAATTGCGTAAGAATTTTAATCTTAATACATTGAGAAGTGGACAAGCATATAAAGACGGATACATTTAATGGCAGATTTTCATAGACAAGATAGTTTTTTAAGAGGAGCACAATCCTTTGATGGCTTTTTGGATGTAAACTCTTTACCTAAAATTCCTGAAGATCCTTTTGAACTTGATTATAAAATAAAAGATGCAGAAGCAGGAAGGCCAGATATACTAGCAACAAATTTATACGGTACACCTAGACTTTGGTGGGTATTTGCTTTAAAAAATCCTGATGTCATTAAAGATCCCTTAAATGATTTTAAAGCAGGAGTTATGATAAAGATACCGTCACCGGAAACAGTCAAAAAGTTACAGGGATAATACAATGGACGGTGTAACAACAAATAATAACTTTTTAGGTGAAATACCAACTAATCCTTTAGATCAATTTGATAATGTTACATATAATATTAAATTATATTTAATACCACCTGACGAAGATATAGGCTCCGCACCTTTAGAAGATATAAATCCAAAATCAGATCAAGGAGGACAAACTGCTCCTAGAGGAGGATTTCTTAATGGCGCCTTTGTTGCAAAGCCAGAAAACACAGTGGTATTAGCACAAACCGGTGTCACAGGGACACTAATAGATAATTTAGTAATTACACAGGTACCATCAGGAAAAGGATTTTCTTTAGCAAAAGAACTTTCCTGCACAATTAAACAACCGGGTGCCGCTAATTTTTTCGATATGATTGTCCTAGCAAGAAGACGTTTAGGAATAAAAGATCGCCTTCCTTCAGGAGAGGCTTCTTCTCCTTTCTTCTTTGAAATAAATTTTCAAGGATATAGAGAATCAGGTGATGGATTTGAATCTGATGACGGTGGACAAGTTAGGCATATTGCAGGTCCTTACAGATATAGGTGCCTATTAAAAGATGCAAATTTTTCATTAGATAGTACAGGTACAACTTACGATTTAAGTTTTGCTGTTACAAATGATGTTGCTTTCTCAGATAGAAATTTTAAAACAGAATCAACAATTACTGCTACAGGAAGCACTATAACAGAAATGATAACCTCTTTTAAGGATAGTTATAATGCTTTGAAAAAACTTAATTCCGGTAAAACTACAGATTTACCTGATCTTATAGAATTTAATTTACATAATTTAGTAAAAGAAGGACAGGATATCATTAAGGATGAGACTTTAGTAAATGAACAACAGATAGATGCTCATGTAAATACATTGTTAGACGATTCAGGTGAAACAAGATCAGACATAGTTGAAAAGGCTAAAGTTGTAGAAGGCGGTACAAATATTAAAACAGAAAAAATTAAAATAGAAGTACCGGCAGGTACCAGTATAGATAAATTTATCGGTATGGTATTAAATCGAAATAGAGATTTTATGAACGGCATTGTAAGGAGCAAAGAAAAGAACGCTCAAGGTACTAATACAACAGAAAGAGAAAAGACTAAAACTACTAATGTAAATTGGTATAAAATAAATGGCCTTGTTAAGCAAACAAAATTTGATGAAACTAGAGGAGGGTATGCAAAAGAAATTATCTATATCCCAACAGTATACAAAACTCCTACAGAAGCTCAGATAGCAGACCCCAAAGAATTAAATATTGAAGAAGATGAAATAAAAGCCAGAATACAGGCTATGGATATAAAGAGGGCCTATGAATATATTTTTACTGGGCGTAACGATCAAATATTAAGTGTAGATTGGAAATATAATTTTGGGTTTAATCTGCTAATACCTCCACACGGAGGAAGATTTGGTAATGCTGTTTTAAATGAAATTGCAAATTTTTCCACTGAACCACAACGTAGTGATGACGGTTCCCTATCCGGTAAAGACCTTGCTTCGTTAGGTTCTATTTTACAAGATGCTAAAAAGTTACTAAATTTATTTAAAGCCGCAAAAGAAGGAAGTATACGAGATCTTGCCAAAGCGGCCGGATTAGATGACGCAAAGATCAAAGAGGTCATATCAGAACGTACAGGTAAGGCCGCAACAGCATTAGTAGATGCATTGTCTAATAAACAAATTGGACAGGCCGTAGCAAATGCAATTTTACCTAAAGGTTCTTCTAATTCTGCAGGTAGTTTTACAGAAAGCGACAGGCAAATACAAATAGATAATAGTATAGGCGAAACTTACGATCCGGAGCCAAGTGGGTATATTTACGGAAACGATCTTTTAAGTGGCATAGGATTAGATATAGATATAGAACCATTTTTATCTGATGCAGATGTCAAAACGGCTGAAGACGCCGGTATAGATTTAAATAGTTTAAAACCTAATGTTGTTGAAACTATGGTAGAAAGCGAAACGTCCTCAAGTGGTCCTCCATCATATAGTAATACTTTATTTGGGTATATGTATGGGCAGAAAGACACCGCAGATATTATGTTTAATTTAGACATGACATTAAGAGGAGATCCTTGGTATTTAGGAGAAGCGGACAGGAAAGGTTATGTGAGTTTTGATAATATACCAGATGCCAAAACATCTAAATCTACAGAGGAAGGATTAGATGATTTCGGATCAGATAATTTTATTTTATTTGAATTGAGGCAACCGCAACACTTTGACCCATTTATTAATGATGAAGATTTAAATACAGGTATGTATCCTCCTGGTAAGCAAAGTTATATGGTTACGGGTGTATATAGGATATTAGAAGTCGAAAATAGTTTTGATAACGGTAGGTTTACGGTAAATGCTCGATGTGCTAAAGAATTTACTTTAGACTTGTCTAAATTAGATATAGATAGTTTAAGAGTTAGTGATTTACAGGATACAGCAGTTGAGGCTCAGAGACTTAGAGATGCAAAATCAATAGATCTAACAGAATCTGGAGATAGATCATCTTACACACCTGACTTTATACAAGGTGCATTAGATACATCAAATAATTTAGGCTTAGGCTCAACGGCAGAGTCGTTAAGAGATAATGGACTTATTAGCAGTGAACAATATGATGCTTGGAAAGACAAATACGGAGGAGGATAATGCCTAAGAATTTTTATGTAAGCAGTGATTCCGCAGTAACTCATGGTAATCCAATTGATAAAAAGAATACTAGTAAAAAATACTTTGGTATCTATATAGGTATAGTAGACTTTAATACAGATGCTACAAGAACAGGTAAAGTATCGGTTTACATTGCAGAATTAAATAGAGACCCTAGTGAAAGAACTTTATTTGAGTGTATGTATACGTCTCCCTTTTATGGAGGTTCTAGCACATCTTTTGTAAAATCAGATGATGTAACACAGGAAGAAAAATCTAGGCGTTCATATGGTTTTTGGACACCACCCCCTGATGTAGGCAATGTTGTTTTAGTTGCATTTGGTGACGGCCTTTTATCAAATCCTTTTATAATAGGCCACACAATGCCTACGCCATATAACCAGATGATACCGGGTATCCCTGGTGGCCCAAGTTTTCAAGGTGGACCATTTAATACACCTACAGTAGAAAAAAATAATTTCGATCCAGACGATAAACATAATGGTAAACTAAGACCTATATTTCATGACTTTGCAGAAACAATAACAAAGCAAGGTCTTATTAACGACCCAATAAGAGGTGCGACATCTAGTAGTGCTAGAAGAGAATCCCCAAGTCAAGTTTTAGGTATTTTAACAAAAGGACCTAGAGACCCTGACGGTAAACCTTTAGGACCCGGTCATCAATTTATTATGGATGACAGTGAAAGTAATTCTAATATAAGATTAAGAACAGGTGGCGGAAATCAAATTTTACTAGACGACTCAACAGGTTCGATTTATGTTATTAATAAAAACGGTACAGCATGGTTTGAATTAGATAAAAATGGTAACATAAATGTTTTTGGCGAAGGCTCAATGAGTTTGAGAAGTAAAGGAGACTTTAACTTAAGAGCAGATAAAAATGTTAATATTGAAGCAGGTAATGATGTAAATATAAAAGCCGCAGGTGATAATGATGCCGGCGGATATAAAGGCATTGCAAGTAAATTAGGTGCATTAGGAATACCACCATTGGGTGTAGGCGGTTCTGTAAGAATACATGGAACGGAAGATGTTTCTATACATGCAAACTTGAACTCTCAGATTACAGCAAACGCAGGTGAACTACAATTAAGTTCTGCAGGAAGATTAACAGCAACAAGTACATTGGGTGTAGCAGTACAGTCACAGGGTTATACAACTGTTCAAGCAACAGGTAAATTAGATGTATTATCAGGAGGAGTTGCAACAGTTTCTGCAGGTGGTGTTTTAAATTTATTTGGTGCTACAATAGGATTAAACAATCCTGGAGTACCACCAACACCAGATCTTATTCCTGCTATTCCGGCGCCACAATTAGGCGGTGCAGAAAAACCAGATCAATCCTCATCTCAACCTGAATACGATAGAGAGTCGGAAGGTAATCCTATACAAAACGGTGGACAAAGACCTGAAAAAGGCCCTAGTATTAATACTATTGTAGGTAAACTAGTTACAGCAGAACCTTACATAGGACACGGGCAATACGATCCTAGTTCAGATGATAAAGAAAGCATGGAAGAAGATATTTCTGCAGAATCAGAAACGTTAGAAAATCAAATAGATCCTACAGATGAAACACCAGCAGATGCTGATACGCCTGAAGGTACAAAGATAGGTAAAGGATTTTCAGATGCAAAAGATAAATTTGGTGATTTAAAAGACGATTTTGATGAGGCTACATCTGGTATCAAATCAATCTATGAAGATTATAACGCAGTACTAAGTGATTTTTATGCCCTTCAAGATTTAAACTTTGCTAGTATACAGGGTCTAATGGGAATTGCAGATAAATTAGGAATTGCTATTCCGCCGTTTAGAATTCCAACGGTAACAACTATACAACAGAAAATTATAGGACAGTCTAAAATACTAACTGACCTAGAAGCAAGACTTAATCAGTTTTCTTTAGACGGATTGGGACTGCCAGTTGATTTACAAGATGCAGTTGTTAAAGGTATGAAAGGTGATATAAGTGGTGCCATTAACGATGCAACAGGCGGAAAAGTAGAAGACTTTAAAAATGCGGCTAAAGACAAAGTAAATGGAGCAACAGGAGGTAGTGGCAGTGGCGGATAATGTATTTGATGATGTTGTAGAAAGATTAGCAAAAAAAGGGATAGATGTCTATATAGACGGACCTAGTATAATTTATTTACATAAAAAGACAGGATATAAATTAGTAGAATTTATAGACGGACTAGGGCCTGCTTCAGAAAGACTTGCCTTAGAAGCCGATCTTAAAAAGGCACTTAAAGATGCACAAAGATTTATACAAGTACCTTTAAACGATAATCAATTAGGCGCAATGGCAAGTTTCATACAACACATAGGTATAGATAATTTTGCAAAAAGTAAAGTTTTAAAAGCATTAAACGAAAAAAAATATGAAGCAGTACCAAAACTTATGCAGAACTATAGGGTAGGAAGAATGGGTAAAAAACATACTAGGCCTAAAGTTAGACAGGACTATATTGCTAGAAGAAGATACGAAGCAGAATTATTTTCTACACCAGGACATCTCAATTGGCAAGTAGAATTAGATGATGTTGAGGAAACGTTATACCCAGCACAAAGAAATCTTAGTTTTGAAGAATTAAGAGCGGTACTCAAACTTGCAAAAAGAAGAGCATATAATAAATTAGGAATTTTCTTTTAAGCAGTCTGTCTTAAAGCCTTTTTAAGATCAGCATTTTCGACTAACAATCTATATTTTTGTTCTTGTTCATCTGCAACTGCTTTTTCTAATAATTTTATATGAGCTCTCAAACCATGATTCTCATTATTTTTATCAACGAGCATAACTCGTAATTCCTCTTCTAAGGTATCGTTTAGTGTGTTTATATCTGACATATTATTCCTCAAAGATAATTTGTTGTAACATATCTGTTACATCATTATTTAACAAAACTCCGCTGTGACCTGCTTCTATGTAAACATTTTCAGTGTTTTTGAATTTAGGCGGTGTGGTAGATTGACTAGCAACCGATATCATTCCATCGTTTGCATGTCCACCTAACCCTGCTAATGGATTAGAACCTCCTGTACATACTATATTAGTGTGTTTTCCTGTAAAAGACTTTTCTTGTAAAAGTCTTAAAACATCTGCACCTGGTTTAGTATTTTCAAATACTTTTCTATTTCTAAAAATCATAGATAATATTCTTGCTACTGGAGTACCTTCCCAAGGAGTTGCTATTGTAATAAGGTGATCTACTTTTCTAGGATACACACTTGCATACCAACTTGCTAGTAATCCGCCAAAACTATGTCCAACTATTACTACCTTTTGCTTACCCCATTCTCTTTCTTTTTGCATTCTTACATGCTCAACTAAATCGTAAGGATCTTGCTCCATGTCGTATGCAGGTGCAAAGAATGGATGTTCTGGCATCTTTAATGTATAATAATTAAAGTTATCAGGGTCTGCATTCGCACCATGTAAATAGATCACATTTTTCATATCATTATTATAACACCTATATTAAAGATGTCAAGCAATAATTAAAACTATATTTAAATATTTTGATAAATACTTACATGGCGACATTGTTTAAAGGATTCAGTACAATAGATAAAAAAAGGGCACCCTTTACCCTTACGGACACTGATCTTATCAAACGAGATTTGTTAAATCATTTCTATACTAAAAAGGGAGAACGAATTATGCGACCTAATTTTGGTTGTATTATTTGGGATATGTTAATGGAACAAGACTCGCCGGCTTTACAAGAAGAGATAAGAGAAGATATAGAACGTATTGTTGAGTTAGATCCTAGAGTAACTTTAGAAAATACAATTTTATATATAAATGATCAAACTATAAGAGCTGAAGTAGTGTTAAAATATTACAATTTAGATCAAGCAGATACTTTATATTTAGAATTTAATAAAAGAAATGCAGAGGCAGAATAATGGCATTAGTTGATAGACAGAATAATTTATTTGCGGCAGAGGACTGGAAAGTTGCATATAAGGCTTTCAGCGAAGTAAACTTCCAAGCATATGACTTCGACACAATGCGTACTAGTTTAGTTGAATATGTAAGAACAAATTTTCCTGAAAACTTTAATGACTATATAGAAAGTTCAGAGTTCATAGCAATTATAGAATTATTGGCATTTTTAAGTACAAGTTTAGCATTCAGAATGGATGTTAATACCAGGGAAAACTTTTTAGAAACAGCAGAAAGACGAGACTCAGTATTTAAATTAGCAAGAATGTTAGGATACAATCCTAAGAGAAATATTCCTGCAAGTGGATTAATGAAAGTTACTGCTGTAAAGACAAACGAGCCTTTACAAGACAGTCAAGGAAATGATATATCAAATCAAAATATATTCTGGGACGATGCAAATAATCCAGACAGTTACGAGCAGTTCATTACAGTATTAAACGCCGCAATGGGAACAACAAATAGATTCTCATCACCTGTAAAATCAGGTAAAGTAGGCGGTATTAATACTGATCAGTATACAATAAGTACCCCTATTACATCTCCAATTGCACACAGTTTTAATCTTAATGTAAATGGTGTTGCAAGAAGTTTTGAAATCGTTAATGCTGATTTCTTTGATGGAGAATATTTTTATGAAAAGCAACCTGACCCAACAAACAATTTAGGGTTCTTTTATAGAAATGATGGATTAGGATTATCAAGTAATAGTACAGGGTTCTTTTTGTTATTTAAACAAGGGCAATTAGCATTTGAAGATTTTAATTACGAGACTCCGTTACAAAATAGATTACAAGATATTATAAAAAATAATATTAACGAAACAGATGTTTATATACAAGAAGTAAACACGCAAGGTATTGTACAAAATCAGTGGACTAAAATCCCAAATACAGTAGGACAAACTTTAAATTATAATAGTAAGGCACTTAATACAAGAAATTTGTATTCTATAGAAAATCTTAATAATGACGGAATAAGAATTAAATTCCCAGACGGTAATTTTGGTAATGTTCCTTCTGGTATATTTAGAGTATGGCATAGAGTTAGTGATGGAGAAAGATTTACTATACATCCTGATGATACTAGAAACACATCAGTTAATGTACCTTATGTAAATGCAGACGGCGAATCATTTACATTAACATTTACATTTGGTTTAGAAAATACTGTTAGCAATAGTTTGCCTGCAGAGAGTCTACAAAATATAAAAAATAGAGCACCTCAAACATTCTATACACAGAATAGAATGGTGTCAGCACAAGATTATAATATATTTCCTTTAAGTCAGACATCAAATATATTAAAACTTAAAGCAACAAATAGAACACATGCAGGTCACAGCAGATATATAGATATTAATGATCCAACAGGAACTTTCCAAAGTGTTGAAACATATACTGAAGATGGATTTCTTTATAAAGACGATGACCCTATAGCAAAAGAAATTATAGTCAGTGATAATAATACACCTGCTGAAGTTGTAGATAATACTATTGTAAATTTCTTAAAAGAACAAAAATTAAACAATGTAATATATGACACATTAAGAGAAAAATGGAGTAACTTTATTCCAACCAAGTTCCAGACTGATACTCTTAATATAAGATGGAATCCTCTTCCTGTAGCAACAGATAGCACAACCGGTTATATGACAGAAACATTTAGTAGTGCTGATACTGTAGTAATGGTAAACAATACAGAGTCTACTAAAGTTTTCCAAGAAAATACATTTATAAAATTTGTAGATACAACAAACATTGCAAATTATAAATGGGTTAGAGTTACAGGTGTACAGAATAATGGTGCTTTATCCAGTGGATTAAGTACAAGCATAGGTCCTTGGACACTAAGTGATAATGTAAATTCTAATTGGAGAGCAGACGAAGTTATTGCAAGTTTAAGAAAAACATTTACTAATTCAGAACAAACACTTATAGAAGATGCTTTAAAAAATAAAAGTACATTTGGTATAGGTTTTGATTTAACTGATCAATCTTATTATGTAATATCAAATGCAAACCTACTTAAAACAGGAAATTTAGGTATAGAGAATGCAAAAGATACCACATTATCAGGAAAAGATAATAGTTGGATCATGCTATTTGAATACACACCTGTAGATACTACTAGTTACAAATACAATGTTAGTATACGAGGTTTATCTTATGTTGTACAAAGTGCTAACGACTTAAAATTTTATAATGTTAAATCTGTAAAAGTTACAGATGGTACAACTCAAGCAGTTAGTGATACAATTACGTTTAATACATTAAATTACAAACCTGGTGTAACAGAAACATTTGTATGGTCAGATTCAAATGATGATGGTGTTGCAGAAGCCTGGCAAAGTTTAGATAATTCAGCATACTACGACCCTAATGGTTTAAGAACAAATATTGCATTAAGAACACGAGATATAAAATGGTTTGATGTTAATGTAACATGGCAAAGTACATTTGGATTATTGAGAAACGATGCAGTAACTGATAATCATACTCCAGCAAATATATATGCTTTAAATAGATTTGTAAATGCGGCGAATGTATCTTTAAATCCATATTTTGATGATGGTAACATATCAACTAATAATGTAACATTGTCTAATAACGATGGCCGTATTTCTAAATTACCAAATAATTTAAATTTTACTTTTGATAATACAACTTTTGGCTACAATATTTTAGATGATAATGGTGATATTACATATAAACAGTACAATCATAATACTGGCCTAACAGAAATTTATCATGGTAACAGTTCAATATACACATACGGTATAGACGGAACTACTGGCAACACAAGTGAAGTAGGAAGAATGTTCCTATCAAATGCAAATGCTACAGCAGGAACAGGTACCTTAACATATGATGAGTTAGATGATAATTTCCACTTGTTTGCATCAGATACAACAGGTGCTATAAGTAGGGATAAAATTTTAGTAGAATACAAATCAGCCAAAGACAGATTAGATACTGATATTGTTTATGAAATTTCAGACGTATTTAAATACTCAGATGGATATACAGATAATAGAAAAGTAAAAGTTGCACCAGTAGATTCTGATGGCGACTTAGTTCCTGATAAACCGTTCCAGTTTAATGAATTCGTATCAAGTACGGATCTTATAATATTTGAAAATTATACAGACTTTGATGGCTATGTATATGATAGACCGGTAAGTGGAGTAATTTTAGATTGGAGGGGAGAGACAGATTGGGATAATACAAGAGCCAGCGGAAACCCAGCGACTATATCTCCAATAAGTTATTCTGATCCAGTTGAATGGAGTACAGTAAATTATGTTATTGTGGATACATTAGCATTAGCAGAAAAGTTTGAAAACACAGCAGACCAATATTTTGGAATAAAAATTTATGTTGTTGAAAACGAAAAATTCTATGTAATGACAAGAAGTAGTACAAATTCTAATGCTATTAGTTTAGTAGAAACTGCTAATTGTTTTGTTAAAACAGGTAGGGGCAAAGATCAAAATACAAGACTACCTGATGTTAGGCCTTGTGTAATGAAATGGGACCATAAAGCACCTAACGATGTTAGAATAGATCCAAGTATAAGTAACGTTGTTGAAATGTTAGTATTAACGAATGCTTACTATTCAGACATACAAAAATACATTAGTGTACCAGGTACAGCATACCCACTAGCACCTACTAGTGATGAACTTGCAAACGAATTTCAAAATTTAGAGACATTTAAAAATGCTAGTGACACATTAGTTTATAGAAGTGCAAAATTTAAAAGATTGTTCGGTGCAGATGCAGACGAAAGTGTACAAGCAAAATTTAGAGTTGTTAAACTAGCAGGAACTACACTCAGTGATAATGAAATCAAAACAAAAGTAATACAATCATTTAACAGATATTTTGATGTAAATAATTGGGAGTTCGGTGAAAATTTCTACTTTACTGAATTAAGCAGTTATGTACATCAGCAGTTAAGTGGTATTATAGGAAGTATAGTTATTGTACCTAAAATAAACTCAGGTAACTTTGGAGACTTATTCCAAATTAAAGCAGAAAGTAATGAATTCTTTGTTAGTACAGCAAAGGTTTCTGATGTTGAAATTATAGATAAAATTACTAAAACTACATTGGCTAATTAATAATGGCAGATAAAATTTACAAAAAATTACCGGGCATCCTGCAAACAGACACAATCAAGAATTTCTTTGAAGGAACCGTTGAACAATTATACAGTAAAGCAAATGTAGAATCTGTAAGCGGATTTATTGGTAGGAAAACATCCATAGACCAGAAGGTAGACGGCACATGGATTTACGAAGAAGATAAAGATAAAGAATTTTATGGATTAACTCCAGTTGTAAATAGCACAAATGCAAATACCAGAGTCAGTGAGAATTTTATATTTTACGATGAATTTGTTTCTACATTAAAAAATTACAATGTTGATTTATTAGATCATAACAAAATTTTAAAATCTAAATATCAAGCATTTTTACCGCCCATAGAATATAACAAGTTTTTAAATTTCCAAGAATATTATTGGAGTACAACAGGACCAACAGCAATATCAATATCCGGTTCTTTAACTGACCCTATTAATGTAGATAAAGATATTCTAGGCAAAAGAAATTATACGCCAAAAGACGGTAAAGCATTTAAAAATGGAATGAAAGTTTCCTTTACTGGTGACTATGTTATCAGTAATCCAACATACGTAGGAAAAGAATTTATTGTTGAGGGTGTTGGAGATAGTATAGTACTTGTACCTGTAGATGTAAGTTATGCCAACGGCATAGCCAACCCACAAACAAGTAAGGATTATGTTGTTTTAGGCAGAGGTTCTGCTAATAAAAATGTATGGAGTAGAGTTAATTTTTGGTATCATAAAGAAAACTTTATAGATGCAGGTGACGATATTCCTGCTAAAACACAACAAGCAGATAGACCTATATTAGAATTTAATAAAGATTTAGAATTATATAATGTAGGCTCAACAAGTAAAGGGAATGTAGATGTTAGTTCAACATTATTGTACAGCGAAGTTGTTGGATTAGATGCTAGTAATGTTGATATAGATACTGTAACAATTGAATCAGGAACAACATTAATATTTCCTAATGATGATGCAAGTGTATCTGCTAACGTATATGTGGCAACAGTAGCCAATGCATCGCTTTCTAATGCAATTAGTTTAAGTGTTAGTACTACCCTAAGTAAAGGAGATACTGTATTTGTTTCCTCCGGTAGTTCAGAAATAGGTAAAGAATATCACTATAACACAAATGGCTTGAAACAATCTCAAATTAAATCTAAATTAAATCAAGCACCATTATTTAATTTATACGATGACCAAAAACGTTATTTAGGTGATACAACAATTTTCCCAAACAATAATTTTGAAGGTAATAAACTTTTCGGTTTTGAAGTAGGCACAGGAAATATTGATAAAATTTATAATTTGCCTTTAGCATATAGATCTTTTAAAAGTGCTAGTGAGATAAGTTTCGAAAACTTTATGTCTACAGAAACTTACACTAATATAGTTTTAGGTAGCAGTGAATCTACAGATATAAAAGGGTACTATTTTTATAAATTATTAAAAACACAGTCAGAATATTACAACAACTTTAAAACTGTAGACGATTTTAGTGAACAAAGAATAGAAAGAAAATTTGATATTACAACTACTTTCTTAGATAGTTTTAGCGAAGAGTTTGAATTAGGATGTATTCCAAATGTGCTATCAACTACAGCAAGTGGATTTGATATTATTGTAAGGAAAAACGGAGACTTATTTACTGACTTTACATACACATCTAACGATGATAAAATTTTAATTAAAAGAAAGAATTTTGCAGTAGGTGATATTTTTGAAACTTCATGTACATCAGATTCTTTAATAGATAGTACAGATAATATAAGTAAATTCACATTACCTCTAGCATGGGGAAATAATCCACTTAAAGAGGATATCACGAAGATATCAGAGCCAGAGTTTTTACCTCATTTTAGAAACTATATGGAAAGACAACCTGGATTTACCGGTGATGTTTTAAATAATAACAACTTTAGTGATTTAAGATTATATGATAATCTTGCAACAGATATAGTTAAAAGTAATAATGATTTAATTCTCGGTGCCTTCTTATTAGATGATCAACCACATAATATTGTAGATGCATTAAGATTTAACAGTAACGAATATAACAAATACAAAAAACGATTCTTTAAAGAACTAACAGATTATTATAATATTGTAGATTTTAATGAATTTACTAATGAAGAAATTTTAGAAAAAGTTTTAAGAAATTTAATTGCTTTTAGTGTAGGCAGGAATGTATTTGGACAAACTTACATATTACCTTTTGGCGATAATTACAATAAAGAAGTATTAATAATAAATGACACAACGTTGTCTTCACATACTTTATCATCGTCCTTAGATTTAGATAAAGTAGAAAACAGTCTTTTAATTTATTATACAAGAAACAATGTTAAAACTTTAATGTCTATAGGTGAAGATTATACACTTACATATAGTCCACTTACAGTAACATTTAAAAATTATGTACCAGAGTTACTAGATGAATTAGAATTTAAATTATATAATTCTAATAGGGATAGTGTTGAATGTCCTCCTACTCCTAGTACAATGGGATTATATAGACTTTATACTCCTGCAAAAATATCGGACGATACTTTCCAAACACCACAGGAAGTTATATTAGGACACGACGGTAGTAAAACTCCAATTTTCAATGACGAAAGAGATGATATTGTACTAGAATTTGAAAAGAGGATTTATAACTCTGCAAAAGCAGAATTTAGAGAAAAGAACAGTATTCCAGATATAAACATTTTAAGAGCCAGACCAGGTGAATGGAGACAAGGAACATTAATGGTAGACACATTCAACGATGTGCTACAAACTAGTTTTGAAAATTGGGTCATGGAAAATAAAGTAGACCCTATTGTAAACGAATTTTACGACAACAATGATAAATGGACATGGAACTATAGAGGAACAACAGAAGAACCGGGACACTGGAGAGGCTGGTTCGAATACTATTACGATACAGTAAGACCTCATACACATCCTTGGGAGATGTTAGGCTTTGTAGATAAGCCAACCTGGTGGGACGATCAGTACATAACAACTACCTATACAGACTATAGTAGTAATAATATTCCTATGTGGTCTGATCTTGAAAAAGGCATAATACGACAAGGAGATAGAGAAAACTTTGTAGATGGAAGTTTTGATGACCAGTTTAATCCTTATAGAAGAAGGGGTGCTGGTACTAGAGTTGACCTAATAGAAAAATGCCCTGTTGATAGTGATGGAAATTTAAAAACTCCTTACGAGATTACAACAACAGGAGTTTCCAGTTTCTCACCAAGATGGAGCTCATCAGAGCCTAATACTTCACAAGGCTATAAAACAACAAGTTTTATTTCTGATGATGGTATTAATGTTCAGTTTGATGCAACTAATAGATACATTACCAGTTATGGTATTCCAACATTTTCTAGAAGGTTTATAGATGAATCTGTCGAAAGACCTGAATGGGGTAATTTTAAATCCACTTACAGAATTCCTAATAATATAGATTATAACACATTAGGTCCAGGCACTGAACATTCAATCGATCCTTTGTTAAAAGGAGCAAGTGCAATACTAGTAGGGGGTTTACCATTATATAGTCCTATTGCTGATGCTTACGAAACTGATAACACTTGGGCATACAACTTAGGATTTTTAAATAAGAGCTCTAAAGAAAACGGAGACTTTGCAAATACAGATACAGATGGTAAAGTTTACTCAGTAACAATTACAAAAGAAATGAGTAATAGTACTGCATGGGGAAATTCAACAACACACTCTGGAATAGTAGGTTGGGCATTTGATGGTTTACCAATTTATGGACCATATGGTTACACTGATCCTATGGATAAGACTAGTGCAATCACAAATATTAAAAGTGCATTTACATTAAGATCAGGTAATAGAGCAACAGGGCCACAAGGAGCTCATACAGGAGAATTTGTACAAGACTATGTTTTAGATGCGTCTAAAAATGGCATTAACGGATATGCAGACAGATGGAATACTAGATATGGATTTACGCCAGAGTCACCAAGTCAAGCAATAAGATATTATGTAGTTACCTTAGATGATAACGGTGACGACATGTTCCCTTACGCAGTAGGCGGTGGAACAAAAACATTTAATGGTTCTAACGTAGTATACGCAGGGCTATTCTATAATAACGTACAAGATATAGATACAAACTATAACGGTACTGCACCTACAAATTCATCGGCAACTTATGCCAAAATCAGTGAACGTATTAATCGTATTACAGACGGTACAGGACAAGACAATCCATGGAGGTTCGGGGATAACGGGCCTGTAGAAAATGCTTGGAGATATAGTGAAAAATATCCATTTGCTGTTGTTGAAGCACTTTGCTTAACAAACCCAGGTGGATTTGCTACACAATTCAGTGACCCGACACAAATAATTAAGGCCCCAGCAGACAGAGATATATATGTAAATAAAGATACTAGAAAATCTTGGAGGTTCACAGAAGCAGATCATTTTAAAATTCATGGCGATATAGATGACAATGGCGAACTTGTTACAAATATAGGTTATACACAATTTATTAATAGTTGGATTAAATTCCAAGGACTGAATGTAGTAACAGATTTTGCTGAAAAATTAAGAAATTTAAATGTAAAATTAGGTCATAGATTATCTGGATACATTGATAAAGATACAATGACAATGTCAATGGATCAATATAGTACCACAGGAAGTAGTACTAACCTAATTATCCCTCAGGAAAATATTACTGTAAACATTCATAACTCTCCTTATAAATCTAGAAACATTTATCAAGGTGTAATTATACAAAAAACTACAACTGGTTATAAAGTAAAAGGTTATGATAAAAATTTAGGACACTTTAAAATTTTAGAAAGTGACACAACCGGCAGATCAGAAAAAATACAAGTAGGCGGAGAGGCACATCCTTTTGTAGATTGGCAAGAAAGCACATCATATAATAAAGGCACTATTGTAAGATATAATGAAGTATATTATGAGGCTAAAGAATACGTTCCTAAGTCCACAACATTTAATAATGTTTTTTATAAAAAACTAAACAAACTTCCTCAAATTAATTTTAAAGAGGGTGCAGTATATTTAGATACAACAGGAATTATAAAAAAAGTAGAATATGAAACTGTATATAGTACAGAACAAGAAGTATTTGATTTCTTAATATCTTTAGGAAGATACCAAAAGCATGTAGGTTATACCTTTGGTGAATATGATATTAGCATAAATGAAACAAGAGATTGGGTATACTCTGCAAAACAATTCTTGTTCTGGTTACAGGGTAATTGGCAAACAGATAATACATTAGAATTATCACCAATGGCATCTAAAATTACATTTGAATCAACTAAAGGTTTTGTTGCAAAAATTAAACGTAATGAATTTAATATGTTTAACATTATGGACAAAGACGGTAAGTCTATAGATCCTAAAGAATGTGCAATTAATAGACAAGATTTAAGATTAGAAATTATACCACCAGCAGGTAAAGAAATTTATGCAGTCTGTTTATTTGTAAGAGAAATAGAACATGCAATGGTATTTGACAATATTACAGAATTTGCTGATACACTTTATAATCCTTTATACAATCAAAAACAAACAAGAATTAGATTAAAAGGAAATAGAACAGCAAACTGGGACGGTAGATTTATTAGTGAAGGGTTCTTGATTGAAGGAGATTCATTAAAGCCTAACTTAGATAACCTTGCAGAAAGCATGGGAAGATATCATGAATTAGGATTTGTACCAGTTGAACGACAAGTATATAATACTGCTAGGAATTTATTTGGTTATCAAGAAAAAGATTACCTTGCAGAATTACAAATAGACGATGATCAACAATTTGAATTCTATAAAGGATTTATACAGAATAAAGGTACAAAAACAAGTTTAAGTAGAATAGGAAGAAGTAGTGCTATTATACAAGGCAACATGGATGTATATGACGAGTGGGCAATTAAAGTTGGCTCGTTCGGTGATTTAGAAAACAATCAAAGTGTTGAATTAGCATTAGAGAAAAAAGATTTTGTACAGGACCCTCAATTATTTACATTGTCCTTCCCTGAAGATACAACAGGTGTTGTTGATAGAATAGATGTTTTAAACACAAAACATCAATACTTTGATGTACCTGAAGTAGTAATCACACAATCAACAGATGGTACTCAGGCAAAAGCAACAGCCGTACTGGATAATAATGGATTAATAAGTTCTATAAATGTTACTGAACAGGGAACAGGTTATACAGATACACCTGGTCTTACAATTATTACTGGCGAATTAAGTGTAGGAAATATATCAACAAAATTAGCAAGTGTAAGTGCAAGATCCTCTGGCACCATCACATCGGTTACACAAAATACAAGCGGTAGTGTAATAAGCAGTAATATTTCAAATATTAATTCTTTAGGCACAATAACAATCGCAGATAACTTTGGTGCAACAGCATCCTTTAATTTAAGTTCTATAACAGATGTAGCAAATATTACAACAGCGATTAATTCTGATGCAACAATTAATGCTAACATTACAGCATATACAATAGACAATTATATTTCTAATAATGGTAATGTAGTAATTAATAAAGGATTAAAAATATCTGGTAATGACTTTACTGTTGGAGGCCACTCACCTACATTAGCAAATCTAAATATTACTGCTGGAAGATATCAGCCAAGACAGAGATATGCACTTAATGTTGCAAACAACACCCAAACTTCAGATATAGTAGTTTCAGTTGATAATTTAGCAGTAGCAAGTAACAAGTATGTTTTTGATGCAGGAGATAGATGGCAAATTACAGCACCGTCTACAGTTTCAGGAAATAGTAGTATAAGTTATGTTTTAAATACAGGTGTAGTAAACGCAAATACATCGTTCCATAGTAACAACATTACAGAGTATGATGGTAATTATCCGTTTGTAGATGTTTACCTTAACGGTACAAAGATAGAAAATCCAGGTTATGAAACAAGGTATCAAGTAGATAATACAACAACAATTACATTCCCAAATGTTGGCTTGTTACCTGATGAGCAAATTGTAGCAGGTTCAAATGTTTATATTGTTGAAAGAGCAACTATAGATTTAGAAGATGCATATCAAGGAGACTTACCTGGTAGTACTTTAAATGTAAAAGCAACTACTAATGATGACATAGCAGTACATGTTAAGAGTGTAAGAATATATGAAATAACACCTGATGCAAAAGATGACGAAGTAATATTAATTGATATAGATGATACATCAAGATTCCTTAAGAAACCTAGCGGTGTTAGAGAAAGTAATTTATGGCCTAAAACAGGAAACGTAACATATCAAGGATTACAAGATAGTAAATACAATCCTTTGCCTAACGCAGGATATGTAAATGAAAAAGATGTAAACTTTAGTGCATTTGACCTAGGCGGTGTTACAGAATTATTTGGTAATAACATAAAATTCAAACCAACAGGTAATGATTTTATCCATGTTGCTAAGAGTGAAAATTTAGACTGGAATGTTTATAAATTAAAACAAGCAAATAAAGGTAATGTAAATTTTGTTGAACAAGATGCAATTACAGACACAGCATATTTATATACAGAAAGAAGTCTATTTAATTATGTAGACAGCAACCAATTATTAGGTAATGATTTATCTAGGTATTTAGATTATGCATTAGTAGTTAAAAAAGCAGACATTACAGATGAGTTTGTTATATGGCAAAATGAAGATATTGTAAGAAGAAAATCTGTACAGATATCAAACTTTGGTAGAGCGAATATGATCACTGCTAATATAGGCGCAATAGCACCTACAAGAGTAGTAAGTATTGCAAATATACAGCCAGCCATTAGTGCTTATACAAGTGCAGACGCAAATATTATAGGCAGTAATACTATACAAATCTCCGGCTCACAAGGCACACTAGCAAACGGAGATACAGTTGAATTCTTTGTAAGCAGTATAACCGACAGATCATTTACAACAAGTAATGTATCCTATGTAACAATTACTGATACTGCTAATTTAAAAAACACATCATTAGCAGATAGAACATTAAACTTTACAGAAAATGCTAGTTATGAATTTGCAAACGTAAAATATACAGGTAATTCTCAAATAATACCTTTAGAAAGTTTAGAAATGGCAGTTTATAATGCTAATGCAGATAGTACAGTAAGTTATTTTAACAAAAGTAATATTATACTTCCAGCAACACATTTGCCTGCTACTAATACAAGTGTTACATTAACAACATTCCATACAGGTAAATTAAAACTTGGTGTTGCAAATATAAATTTACATGGTGCAGGTATTGTTGCCGCAAATAATGTTGTAAGATTATCAGCAACTAATACAACTTATAACAACGCATCGTTTACAGTTACAGACGTAGATACTGCAAATAATACAATTACTATTGATATTGATATTTTCAATAAAAACATTGATCTTTCAGATGATTTTGACAATCAATTTTTAGAACCTGCAGAGTTAGGGATCACAGGATTTGTATTTGAAGAACAGTATCCTTTACATGCACAAAGACATACTATTAGTAATGTTAGTTTAACAGGATTTACAGTTCAACAAGCAAACGTCACAGCAAATATAGATTCTGGAAATTTATCTTATGGTATTTTTGGTAAAACAGAGATTACTGCTACAGATCATGATTTAACATCTGGAGAATTAATTAAATTATCAGCAAATGCATACTCTGGATTCTATTATGTAGAAAGTGCAAGTAAAGATACATTTAAGATTGATGCACCTTATAATTCAAGTATACCTGCAAGTGGAAATATTATTCCAGAAGGTATAACTATTACAACTGATACAGCACACGGTATAAACGTTTCTTATGCAGGTAAGAGAATTGCTGTTCATTTAGCAGAACCTAGATATTATAACCAAGTTTATACAGTAAGTGATGTAACTACTAATACTATTTTAGTTGAAAATGGTGCTTTTGCATTCTATCCCTATTCAGTTGTACAGGAAAACGCAGTACTTACAACATTAGATCACGGTTCAATGACCCTCAACAATTCATTAATTAATATTAATAATGTAAACTCTCCAGAATCTATAAAAGAAGAATTTAATAGACAAATGGATTTGAGAAGAGGATTAATTGACGACAACGGCTTGACAATTCCAATGCTTAATAACATAGAATGTAGTGAAAAAGTATATGCAGGAGTTCCCTCTACAGAAGTACAGGGTTCAGGTCCTTATGTACCGAGATCTCCTAATATGGAAGGTTTAGAACTTAAAGGTGTGATGCCTTTTGCTACAGAAGACGATTTAAAATATGGATTCCCAGGGGAAAATATAGATGACGTTGATATGATCACTGATCATAGAGCGAGGCCCGGCGATTGGCCACCATTTGGATTAAGAAATCCAAAAATTCCAGGTAAGAATACAGGTACGGTGCCATCAAATACACAAATTCCATTATACGATATTAAAGGCAGTGGCAAAAATAGACGTAGAGCAGACTATATTGGGGTTCCTATACTTGATCCTACTAAAGCATTTGCGGCTTTAGATGTTAAACAATGTGAAATTTGTGCACCTGCACCGCCCCCAGTATCATCAAGTGTATCAAATGCTAATGGTAAAAGATATATTAATAAAAATTACGGCGGAACTATTACAGTAAGTGCTTCAGGCAATGGTAAAGGTAAAAGACCATGGCAAGGAACTTACTCAGGATATTATAAAACCACTGGACCTAAAAGAGGACAAGTTTCACAATTCGGTGGTAGTAAACACATGCCAGCAGATGCATTATTAGGCGCAATAACATGGGCTGATAATGGAAGTAGAAATACATTTAGTTTAAGTTGTACGTTTAGTGAAGCAGGAACTTTCTATGTACATGCATATTACTCTGCAAAAAATACCGGGGGATCGGCCTCAATTAGCATAAGTGGTGCGGCAAGTGGTAGTACTTCTCCAAAGCACTTAGGAAAAACAGATTCCAATTTTAGTGGTCCTGGTAGTGTAATACCGTTTACCGTAACAGCAGGACAAACAGTAACAATAAACGGAGTAGCACAATGGGGCAGTAATCACTGGAACTCTGTTGGATTCCATTTAAGTACAAGAGCAGGTTCGTTAAGTACAACAGCAACAATAGAAGATCCTGCAACATCAACACCTACAGAAACTGCAAATACTACTACAGGATCTTCCTTAGTACAAACTGAGTTTATAGAACAGTCAACAAGAGAATGGAAGAAAGGAAATGCTGGAAAAGACGATGAATGGTTGTTCAATCCTGGTGCAAGTGGAATAATAGAAATACTATTTGACATGTATAGCGGTGCAGACGGATTAGAAGTTTATCAAGGAGACCAAGTTACACAATCATCCTTAATATCATCAACTCAACCACAAAATTTAAGTGTTCTATCAGAAGCAGAAAAAAGTGAAATATTAACAAATGCTAGAAAACCAGGTGCAGGACAAAATACTGGACAATCGGGTGTAATAAGAAATTATATAGAAAGTTCTATATCAGCACCAAATAATACAGGTGTAAAATACGGTGGTGCCTTAAGATTTAATTTTAATAAAACTTCAGGCGACTATATAAAAATTAAAGTATATAAATCAAGTAGTGTTTATAGATTTGTATTAAAATACCCTAAAGTAGGCCCTAATATTCCTAATCCAGGAGTAAATCCGACCACAACAGGAGCATGTGATACAGCAAGTGACGGAAATACAACTGTCACTGGCAACAGTTTACCACAAACACCAATAAATACACCAGTAGGTGGCGGTAGTAATACCGGAGGCGGAAACACTGGTGGTGGAAACACTGGTGGTGGTACTACTGGCGGCGGAGCCGGTGGCGGCGGTAGACGTGGCGGCGGTGGCGGCGGAGGCGGCGGTGGCGGTGCCGTAAGAAGAGTTCAAGCACAAGCAAATAAAACGTATGGGCCTGTTTATACACCACCTCCTGTTGAAAAATTCCCTCAACCTTCACCTATAACACCTTATAAACCGGGATTCCCTATTGCTCCGATATCACCTTTACCTGTACAGGTGCCTTTCACTCCATTTATTACACCTAGTATAGTAGGAGGCGGAAATTTAATAACATCTAGTTGGCAAAAGGGCATAAAAAATATTAGAGCTGGCGGAAATAATCCTGGCGCATTTTTTAGTGCTAATTTTGGTGATGTAGGTTTGCCTAGTTTAGCAGGTTACAGATTTATACCAAATGTTTTAAGAAAAACAACAAAAATTACAAAAGCAAACAACATTGGAAGGTTTATACCATTAGAAGGTAACCAGTATGTGAATACAACTATGCAAAAAGTAACCGGTGGTAAGAAAATACCATTGGCAACACCACTTGCAGAGAAGGTACCGTTTAAACCTAGTCCTTTAAGAGCAATAGACGTCAAAGAGTACAACTATAACTTTATAACAAAGTTAAATAATCCGTATTTTACAAAATCTGGTAATGCTATTAGTTTCCAAGCACAAAAAATAGGTGGAGATCTTGTTTTACCTGACGGAAGTAGTATAAGAAATATACTTGGAGACGCAAGTGGTATAAATGCAGACAACGTATTAATAAGATACCCAGGAAACGAATTAGTTGACTTTGTAAACCGAGGAGATAATCCTCCAACATACGATTATCTACCAGGTGATACAACTATTCCAGACGAATTAGGACAACCTGATGTAGATAATATAGATTTCAATAGAGGAGGCGGATTCTCTATACAACCTTTACTAAGGACTCCAGAAGGTAATTACATTCCTGGTGGCCCACAAGTAGGATGTCACTTAACACAGCCTACACCTGGATTCAACATACCAATGGATAACATGACTGGTATAAAACCAGGCGATGAACTTATTATTAATAATAGAAAATATGTTTTCCCAGGCAGTGACCCTAAAGTTGTAAGAAATACTTTAATGTGCGGACCTGCTGGTAGCGGAATCGAAGTTAAAGACACTAAAGTTAATGGTAAAGATGCTATAAGAATTAGTAGTTGTAGTGGTGCACCAATTATTATTAGAGATGGTTGTGCAGGCGGTGTTTATAAGGAAGTATTAGACTTTCATGTTGTAAGAGGTTTCGATCAAAGTGTAGTAGACACTAGTAACACATTAGTTTTACCAGCGATTTTCGGTACAGCAAATACTGTTACAACAGCAAGTTATAATACTTACGGCCCACAGGGAGATAACACAGGTGTTGCTACAAGTGGTGGTTCAGATATAACAAGTGAGCAAGGCGTAGGTGCAATATTATCAAGTAGTTCAGTTAGTAAATCAACTGGAGGCAGTGGTTATGTTGTAGGAGATAGATTAAGACTAGTTGGAGGTACTCCAATAGCAGATCCTTACGGTAGTGTTACAGAAATCTGTATAGATGCACCAGGAGCCGGATATTCTGATACTGCAAATGTTGTAGTTTATATAGGAGACGGTAATACACCTGGTAGTGGTGCTAAAGCAGGTAGTGTTATATTAGATGATGAAGGCGGAATTAAAACTATTCTAATGGTAACCGGCGGTGAAGGCTACGATGTAACTAAACCACCTAAAGTAAGAATTATAGATTTAAATGACACTGGTTTAGTAATACCAGCATCGGCACATGCAAAAGTGGCTTCAGGAGATAGTGTACCTCCTAGAGTAGCAAAATTTGTTGTTACTAGTATAGATGCTGTAGGAACAATTACAAGTTTACAAATTATTGATAGGGGTATTTATAAAGTATTCCCAAGTGATTTAACAATGGGTATTCCTTTAGAGTACGACTATGTTAATCTAGGAGATGAAACAGGTACAGATGCAGATGGTAATTTCTTCCAAGGAACAGGGTTAGGACAATTTGATCCATTAGCAGACGGCAAACGTTTAGGCTCACCAGGAGGATACGATCCGATTAATGACACATTAGGTGGCGGGTCAGGTGCTAGGGTGTTCTTAACATCAAGAGAGATACCAGATTGCTCAGAAAAAGGAAATGCAAGAAGTCAGTTAGGTTTACCAGAAAGAGTTACAGAAATAAATATACCAGAAGATATTACAGCATGTTTTAATAACAATTTAGCAGGTCCTGGATATGATGAAGACTTATATTTAGAAACAGAGCCAGTAAACGATTGTATTACAGCAATTAAAATTAGACATCCAGGTTTCGATGGTGTAAGATTAGATGAAAATGTTCCAGGATTCTTAGATAGAATAGGATTACCTAGAGGTGATTACAACCAAGACATGCTATGTATGGTATCAACAGTAATTACAAAATCTTTTGAACAAGATAGAGACAATAGTGTAGGTACAACAACTGGATTTGATATATTAGATGTAGACGGTTACGGTACATCTGGATTTGCAACATCAGAAGCAACAACATTAGAGATTAATTGTGTAGATAATTTAAGAACAGACCCTAATAGTTTATTTGGTGTAGCAGGAAATACAGGCGGAGACGACTCGGCAAATAATGTTGGACTATCATTTACAACTGATTTATATCAATATGAATTAAGAAGATTAGATGGCGGCCCTGTTAATACGGTTAACCTACAACAAAACTGTGATGTTTATTATTTAGAAAGTCATAGGTTTGCAAACACATCTGTTATAAGCAGTCACACTCATATAGATGATGGTAATGTATCTATTGCAAATTATGATAAAGTTTGGATAGATGAATATGTTGATTCTGCTAATAGTATAAATGGCTGGGCATATATAGAAAACAATAGTCTAAAAAGATATCATGAAAGTTTAGTTGATTCTAAATTTGTAAATAATACTATTATTTACGATTCAGAAACAGGTGAAAAAGATTGGGACCTTTACGAATATGATCCTTTTAAAGGTGTTATACCAGGATTTATAGACAAAGAGATAGACTTTGTAAGCGAAAGTGATCCGGTAGTTTATAATCAAGCAAGAACAAGATTTGGTAGCAAGGACGTTGGTAAAGTCTGGTGGGATACAAGTACAATAAGATACAGATGGTACGAACAAGGCTCTTCTAATAGAGAACGTTGGTTAAATTGGGGTAAGACATTCCCTGGTAGTAGTGTAACTTTATACGAATGGGTAGAAAGTAAATCACTACCTCAATCATATATTGGCACAGGCACGCCTAAAAATGCATTAGACTATGTAACAGAAACATTTAAAGATCCTGTAACAGGAGTAAACCAAACATGTTATTATTACTGGGTACAAAACAAACAAGAATTAGATAATCATGTTGCAACAGATTTAAATAGACAATATTCAACATTTGAACTTGCAAGATTGTTAGCAGATCCAGTAGGTCAAGGATTGCCTTTGATTAGTTTTGTTAGTGATACATCGTTTGTACTTACAAATGCTAGTTCAATAATAAAAGAAGAAGATCAAAATTTACAGATTAATTTAAGTAGAAACTTAAATCCAATTGGGCAGAAACATGATGCTTGGAAACTTCTCAGAGAAGGCGACAATAATAGTGTGATCCCAGAAGATTTAGGAAACAAATTAATAGATAGTTTATGTGGTAATGATGCTAGTGGTAAAAGTGTACCAGACCCATTACTAAGTGAAGTAGAAAAATATGGTGTTGCATTTAGACCTAGACAATCTATGTTTAAAAATGTAAAAGATGCAAGAAGAGAACTAGCATATAGTTTAAATGAAATACTTGCAGACATTAAATTAAATAGTGAATTCGTAAATTGGGACAAAGATTTACCAGCAAGTAGAACTTATATAGAAACAGTAAATTGGTTTGACACTATAAGAGTAGACGCATTTAATAATAAAAAAATTAGATACGATAGTTCTTATAAACCTATTTTAAATGTTGGTAGTATTTCTGAACTTACTGCTATTACAGGCTCTATCAAAGACGGTGCAATTATACAAGTACAGCCTAATGTAACAAGTAGATACGAACTTTGGAAATATGTTTCTAAGACAAATACGTTCACACAAATTTCTATAGAAAATGAGACTGTAAAATTAAAAGATACAATATTTACAGACGAAACAAATACAACAATGCAAACTGAAATAAGATCATTATTAATTGCATTAAGAAATAACGTATTTGTAAATTCTGTTAATTGGAACAAACTATTCTTTGCACTATTAAAATATTCAGCAGTTGAACAAGATCAATTAAATTGGGCATTCAAATCAAGTTATATCTATATTGAAAAAGAAGAAGAAGATTTAGTTAAAGTAGACGGATTTAAAGTTGATAACTTTGATAAAGTATTAAAATATTTTGAAGATGCAAAACCTTATACATCGAAAATAAGAGAATACAAAGACGGTAAGAGCCCTGCAAAAGAACTTATACAGTATACACAGATAAGTGACTTTGATAAGCCACCATATCCTGATAGTGCGACTGGTAATGTCAGAATTCTGGATGACTTCTTGCAAGACGATTCTAATATTATACAAACAAATAATAATTATGTCAAGTATTTTGGAGTTAGTGGTAATGCAGATGCAGACACACCTATAAGAAAAATAAAATCAACAATTAGGTTTGATAGAACTAATACTGTACTAACTGATTTTGAACCATTAGCAAATGTAAATGCAGATTATACTAAAGCAGATATGAATACAAGTATAGCATCAAATATTGTAACATTGATGAACTTTGGCCATACACCGAATAGTAACACCGCAATAGCAAGTAATGTATATTATAGATATGCTGACCGAGTATTTAAATACGATACAGAAGTACAAGCACAATTTAAAGTAGATCTTGATAGTTACTTTGGTGTTACTGATTCAGTTTCAAATGCAAACATTATTGGTAGTTCTGCAAATATACTTACAGCCATTAACGCAGGTAATTTAAACAATACATTAGACTTAGTAAGTACTAAAGTAGGTGGTAAGTTTAGAGGAACATCTTTAGATGCAAATTTATTTACAAAAGTTGTTTCAGGCGCAAGTACACAAGATTACCAAACACAATTTGGATTTGGTAGTGAGCCATTTGGTAAAGTAATATATGATAACCCTATAGAAGTAGATAACTATGTAGGTTCATTTACAGAATCAAGTACTTTAACAAAAGATAATATTGCATACGAAGGTTTTGATGGAGTAACATTCCAAAGAGTTGGTTACGGAGAACGTGTACCAGAAGAAATGGTATTGTTTGATCCTTACGAAACTTTGATTATAAATGTTTTAACAAGTAATAAATTAGCAGGTAATAGTAGTTTAGCAAGTGCAAGTGCAAACGCATCAACAGTAGAATATCAAGTAACAATGGATTTATTTGGTAATACAGAATATATGAGAAAATTACAGGACGGTAGTGCAAATACACTACTAACTGCTAACTTACTGATGTCAGATAATGAGATATCAGTTGCAAATGCAAATATATGTACTGAACCTTCAGCAACAGTAAATGGAGTTGTTTGGGTAGAGAGTGAAAGAATAGAATACACAAGAATAGATTTAGCAAATAATAAGTTATCAGGATTGATTAGAGGTACAAGCGGTACAACTATACAAGATTGGTACAGCAATAATACTGTTATTGTTTGGGACGGAAGTGAATCGCAAATATTTAAAAACTTTGTAGACAATTCTGTAGATAGTAATGTATGGTTAGACAGTGGAGCAACTAGTTTAACAGATAAAGGTAATGTAAGTGGAAATACATCTGTAATGAACTTCTTACATAATCTTAAATAAATATGTACTTAACTGATAGTGATAAATAGTATGATGGAAGAGAGCAAAGACAAAATGAAAGAGCAAAAAGACTTAAAACCTAATGAACATGCCGGTGTAAATATGAACGGTCATATATTAATCAGAGATAAAGAAACCGGTGAGGAATTAGTAAACAAAAGAAATGCTATTCACTATGGTAACATGGCTTACATAGTAGCGAATGCTCTTAACGGAACAGACAATGCAAGAGTGTATTACATGGGATTTGGAAACGGTGGTACTAGTGTAGATACTACAGGTAAAATCATATACAAATCTCCTAGAGTAAGTGAAGCATTCCAATCTTCTGCAAGTTTATATAGTAGAACATACAAAAAGATTGTTGGTGGCTCCGGTGATTCAACAAACCAAATAGAAGTCATAACAGGAACATCTTATTCTGATATTAAGGTTACAGCAACTTTAAGTTATTCAGAGCCAGCAGACCAAGATCTTTTCGATACAAGTACAGATAACAACGGCTCTTATGTTTTTGATGAATTAGGACTTTTCAGTTACCCAACAGATCCTTCGCCTAGCGACGGCAGTGACCCTATTGATACTAGTAGAATGTTGACTCATGTTGTATTTCATCCTGTACAAAAAGCACAGAATAGGGTTATAGAAATCATATATACTGTCAGAGTACAATTAAGTTAGGAGTAGTAAGTGGCATATAGTATAACGAATACAGACGGAACAGAAGTAATTATTATTGCTGATCAGTCTATTGATTCTACTTTATCTTTAAATTTAATAGGCCCTAACGCAACTAATTACGGCGATGATATAGCCAGAAATACTGTAAGGCATTTAGAAAATTTTGCAGGGACAACAGCACCTAATCCAACAAAAAAATTAATTGGACAACTTTGGTATGATAAAAACGACAATATTCTAAGAGCATGGAACGGTACTGTTTGGCAAAAACTAAGACCACAAATATTAAATACCGAGCCTACAGGAACTGGATTAGAAGCATCTAGTTCAGGCGATTTATATTTTAATAGTGTAAACAATCAATCATATATTCATGATGGTACATCATGGAAATTACAAAATTATGCAGGTGAAGTCTCCAGCAAATTTAAGTCTGTAGACGCAATAGGCGAACCACAGACAGCATATGGTTCAAAATTTAAAACAATATATTTAAAAGATGCTGGAAATGTTTCTAGAGCAGTAGCGGCACTTGTATCAGTAAACGATAGCACAAACGCATTATATAAAGGCGTAACAAACGGTGAAACAGTAATGGCTGTATTCACAGATGAGGCGTTTACACTTGGTAATTTTGATTCTGAAGCAGAAGGTATAGATGTAAATTACTATCCTGAATTTGCAGGTACAGGTGGTATTGGACTTAACCTAGTTAAAGGTATGAACTTGAGAGCAGATTATTCTCAAACATCAGTACCATTAGCAGATTTGGCCACTAGAGCAACAACAGCCAATGCATTATACAGTTCAACAACAGGCACAAATATAGAATCTGACTTTAGTGGTGGTATAGGTAGTACATATATTTTTAATAGTAAATTAGATATTATACCAGCAGATGATAACAGTAGAAAATTAGGTGACGCAACTAAAATATTTGCACAAACATATACCAATGAATTACACTTAGGTAAAGACAGTACATCAGCAGGTAAAATATTGTTTGAAAATGCTGATATCCAAATAGGTGCAGATGTAGATGATGCCTCGCCGGCAGTCAATGGTTATCCAGCAAGTCACATTTATACAAAAGATTTAACAGTTTCAGGTAACGTTAGTTTTGATACAGGCGTACAAAACTTAGGTTCGCAAAGTACACCTTTAGAAAACTTGTATGCTAATACAACGATAGTATTAGGTGGTGCAAGTGGTGATATTACACTTAACGGATTTGGTTTTCCTCCAGCAAGTACTCCTAGTGATAACCAAGCATTAACATATGATAGTGGTACAGGTAATATAGATTTTACTAGTGTTGCATTAAGTTCAACACAAATGATTGCTGGTGCCGGTCTCACAGGCGGTGGTGATTTATCTGCAAGTAGAACATTTAATGTTGTAGGTACTGACGATATAATTGTTACAGATAACCTAGTTGGTGTTAGGACATCTGCCGATAACCAAGTTAATTATATTGTAAAACGTAATGATGCAGGTGACTTTACAGGTGGTACTATTACCGCTGAAACCAGTTTAGTAACACCAATATTAACAGTTAATGGTAATGCGGCAGTAACAAATTTATCAGCAACACAAATTGTTCAAGCAGAACATTTATCCTCAACAGACGATGCCACAATCGCTGATACATTAACAGCAGGAACATTAACAGATGGAACACTAAGTATTAGCAGTGGTGCTATAACAAGTGGCACAACAGCATCATTTAGTGGAAATGTTACAGCATCATACTTTGTAGGTACAGCGACACAGGCACAATATGCAGATTTGGCAGAAATATATGAAGCAGATGCAGATTATGAACCAGGTACAGTAGTCAAAATAGGCGGTGAAAAAGAAATTACACAAACAGAAAGTCACGCAGATACAGATGTATTTGGTGTGATATCAACTAATCCAGCATACTTAATGAACAGTGAAGCAGAAGGATTAGCAGTAGCATTAACAGGTAGAGTACCAGTTAAGGTTTTAGGAAAAATTAAAAAAGGTGACAGACTTATATCAAGTGACGAACCAGGATATGCATGGGCCTATACAGATAGCGATAGTTACGACACTAGAGCAGTAATAGGTAGATCCTTACAAGATAAGGAAGACGGCGGCTTAGGAATAGTAGAAGTAGTCATAGGTGTAAAATAGATAAATATACACTATATAATAGCAATTATTAGGAGAAATAGATGGCATCAGGATCAAGTTATACAGTAAGTGGCGGAACCACTATGACCGGTGTTGTATCAGGAGATGTTATTGATGATGCAGATTTCAATAACATGAGAACAAATGTTAATGCCCTTATGGGTACAGCACAGGATGTTACTTTAGGCACATATACTGCGGCTTCAACTTATGGTTGGGGACAAGGTGGTGCAGGTGTAAATGCCGCTAGTGCAGGTGGACTTGTTTATGCCGATAACGCCACAGGCGGATTTAAAAGATTACAGGATGATGTACAGGCAATGTGTGCATTTTTAGGTGTATCAGTTAGAACAGGTGTTGGATCAGATGTTGCAGACGGTGGATCAATTACTGCCGCAACTTGGACTAATACAATGCTAAACATTCAAGATTGTTGGAATGCTAGATTCTCAGTTGCAAGTGATACAGGTGCAACCGGAGATAGTTCAACATTTACCAGTACATGGAATACTAGTTTATCAGCAGAAGCAACATTTACGTTTGCAAATGAAGGAGCATGTAGAGGCTACTTTAATGGTGGTGGTAAAGTAGGATTTACCTCAACAAGAGCAAGTGGTAGTTCAACTACACAGAATACTAACTGGACCGATACTCTAAGTGCTTTAGGAAACTATCAATTGAAACATGATACATCCTATGCGGCTTCAGGTACAAATTCAGGATTAGGGTTTTACGAATTAACTACAAGTTATCAAACACTTTGGACTAAATTTGGTTCAGGTAGTTATGCAAGTAACTTCTTTAGAGTTGAAGGTAAAATAAATTCAACAACTAACCCAACAGTTATCACACTTAAAGCAACATGGAGTGACCCTCACGCAGAAGGAGCCGGCTCTTTAGGACCAGACGGACAAGCAGGAACAGGCGACGAAGCATTCGGTAATGACTTTATTGATGGAACACTTACATTAAATGGAAATACATTTACACCAGATGCAAGTGGTTCAGGATTTAGTTTCTCAGCACCTACAGTAAGTTGTGGATCTATTAGCGGAACATAATAAAAACTCTCGAGTTAGAAAGCCAGTTCATAGTAACTGGCTTTTTTTTGACTGGTAAATAGTAGCATGAGTACAAGACTAACAAAGGCTCTGGAGTTTGCAAACTATCGCACAACGATTAACAATCAACAGGCACAACTAAAAGCAAAAACACAAAACCTATTAAGTTACAGTATTAATGGCGGTACATTTACTATTGATGTGCCATTAATTACCTTCTGTAAGCAACTTATGGACGAGGGACAAACTGAAGTGGTACTCTTAGACATTTACAATAATCCAATTAGAGTAGATGTAACAAAGTTTTATGAGGAAATACATAGTAGATATTTTGAAGTAACAAACGATTATTATGTGGAATATGAAAAACTTCGTAAAGCAAGAAAAGTACACAAAGTTTTGGACCTAGATGAAAAAGGAAAGTAATTCACGCGGTGTAATAATGTTTGCACATAACAATACGGAAATAGATTATTTTCGTCTTGCAGTTGTGAATGCTTTACTAGTACAAAAGAATCTAGGTATAAAAAATGTTACAGTAGTAACTGACCCTCATAGTCTTAAACAAGGCGAAAAAACTTTAGGTAAAAGATTAATTAAGAAAGCAATTAACAATATAATTGTAATAGAAAAAGATAAAAAATTTAAAGCATTAAATCAAAGACTTTATAAAGACACCAGTCATACTACTAAGTACTTGCCTTTTTATAATGTTAATAGATGTGATGCTTACCACTTATCCCCATATGATGAGACATTACTAATAGATGTAGACTATTTAATTTTAAGTGATACATTAAATCATTGTTGGGGACATAACAACGAACTTATGATGAATTGGAAATACCAAGACATCATGTACGAAAGAAAAGACCCATCGTTAGCAAGGCTAAACGACATGGGTATTACCATGTATTGGGCGACTGTGGTTTATTTCCGCAAAACAGAATATGTAGAAAGTTTCTTTAACATAGTTAGTCATGTTAAAAACAATCCACAGTTCTATAAAGACTTATATCAATGGCAAGGTACTCTATACAGAAACGATTATAGTTTCTCAATTGCCGCACATATGATGTCTGGTTTTGTAGACAAAGGTATACCTCAGTTGCCTACTACCCTTTATAAAAGTTTTGATACAGACGACATACATAGTGCTATAGATGAGAACACTATTGTCATGTACTTAGAGAAGCCCAGAAGCCCTGGAGACTTCATGCTAACTAAATGGCAGGATATTGACTTACATATAATGAATAAATGGGCAATAAACAGAGTAAGTGAGGAATTGTTAGAATATGCAAGATAAAGAAAAGTTCTACAATGCTTCGCCTATGAAATATATATTATTGAGCGACGTAATAAATCACCCTGATCATCAAGCAGGTAGACTTCTACATATTAAAGAGTCTACAGCAGATATGGTTTTAAAATTTTTCAGATCAAATATAAAAAATTTAAAGTACCAGTTCAATACTAAAGCAAAAACAATAAAGATCAATTTAGAAGAAGATGATTACTTTAATTGTTTTGTAGTATCTAAAATACATTGGTTAATGCATGATTTTAAAGTAAATGGTGTAAGTTTCGCACCACAAGGGTTTTTACAAAAAACAATAGATGGAGATCAATTTGCGGCAGAAATACATCCAGGTACATATAGATATCATGCAATGATACTAGCAGAAATGTATAATGAATATATCATTGTTGCTGATAAAGAAAATATTTTTCCTGATCATAAAGTTTTATCTTTTGAAGAACACAATGAACTTGTTAATAAAGGATTCATAAGAGAAAGAAAAGGCTCTTATTCTGAAGTGGAAGTTTCAAACAAAGGAGAAGATGTCTTTACTTTACATGAAGCAGGAAATCATCACGATTGGAATATTTTAAAACAATCAGAAGAATTAATTAAAATGTTCACAAATTTAACAGTTTATACAGATGACCAAGAGGGTGTAGAAAAATTAAATCTAATCAAAGAACAAAATATAGATGTTAAAATAACAGATAATGGTTATGCTACAATTCCCCATAAAGAAGAATGGAAAGGTATATCTGTTTATATACCAAAATCTGATTCCATGGAAGATCATTTTACACTTGACATGATATTAGATTTAGATATCGATACTGATATAGTATATCATATTGACACCGGAGTAACTATTATAAATAATAGTTCAGTAGGATGTAAAAGACTGATACTAGAAATAATACAAGAATCTAAACCTGAATATTTAGATAATTTTTTATGGGCAAGGAGAGTAGTCAGAAAATGAAGTATTCATCAAAACCGTTTCCTTGGAAACATTATATATTAGAAGATTTCTTTGAGCAAGACGATTTTGAAAATATTAAAAATTTAAAAATTAATAATGCAGATTACTCAACTATTACAGGTTTTAGAGATGTTATAGGCGGCAGGACATTCTTAAATAATTCCTTTGTAGAAGAAAATCCAGAATTTAAAAAAGCCGCAGACTGGTTAAACAGGCGAGATTATTATGAAGATTGTTTTAAAACAGATTTAAGCAATACATATATGAGAGCAGAAATTATACATGACAGATATCCGTTTTTTCATGATATACATTTAGATTTACCTTGCAAAAATTTAACAACAATCATTAATATAGATAAAGAGGACGAAAAAAATCTAGCAACAGATTTATACCACACAAAGGAACATCACGTAAAAAGATTAGACTGGGTACCTAACGGAGGACTAGCATTTAAGATTACAGATTCTGCTTGGCACGGATTTGCACCTACAGAATATAAAGGCATAAGAAAAATTATGATTATTAATTATGTTAATATAGATGAATGGTGAGATAAGGATCAATTATATATTAATGAGTAAAATTGTTTCACCATGTATTGATAGATGTTTCACAGATGGTAATAAATGTCCAAGTTGTGGCCGTACCAATGACGAGGTACAAGAATGGTTTTATGCAGATGAGAAAAGAAAGAAAGAAATTTTAGAAGAATGTGCAAAAAGGTTAGATCCTGTAGCATATGATTATTGGGAAGAAATGTATGAGTATAAAAGGCAAGAGCAAGAAGGCTCCTAGTTTAGGAGACAAAATAGAGCATACTTGTAGACTCAATGGAAAGTTTGAGGGTAAAGTTATAGAACTATTGGCTATGCAATTCATATATGAAACTAAAGAAGGTCACCATAGGCATTGCCTTTTTAGAGAAGATTGGAAATATAAAACAAAATGAGTAGAGGGTATATAGTAATAGCACAAAACAATGATACTGTTGACTATCTAGAGCAGGCGTATGCACTTGCACTCAATTTAAAACTAACACAGACTACTGTAAGCAATCTAACAGTATGTGTTGATACTAAAACTAAAAAATTTATAAAAGCAAAACATAAAAAAGTATTTGATAGTATAGTGGACATACCTTGGCAGGACGATGCCAAAGACGCAGAATGGAAGATTAATAATAAATGGAAGTATTACTATATGTCTCCTTATGATGAAACTGTAATACTTGATACTGATATGATATTCCCTACAGACGTAAGTCATTGGTGGGACATAATGGCACAAAGAGATGTTTGGGCAACTACAAAAGTAAGAACATATAGAGGCGAGGTAGTTAGTAGTAATTTTTATAGAAAATATTTTGCGGCAAACGAATTACCTAATGTATATACTGCTTTCTTTTATTTTAAGAAAAGTGAAATCGCAAGTGAATTATTTGCAATGGTAGAAATTATATTTCAACATTGGCAAAGAATGTTTTTCAAATATATGCCTAAAGGTAAACCAGATTGGTTAAGCGGAGACGTTGCTTTTGCACTTGCTATGCAGATTTTAGGAATAGAGCATGAATGTACTAGAGAAAATATTGATGAAGTGCCAACGTTTGTACACATGAAAAGCCATGTGCAAAATATACCAGATACAAGAATAAGTGAAATATGGACTGAAACATTACCAACTTATTATAATACATACAAAGACTTTAAGATAGGAAATTTTCAGCAACTCTATCCTTTCCATTATGTAGAAAAGGATTGGATAAGTAATACTATGATAAAGCAAATGGAACAAGATTATGGCATTAAGTGAAGCAGAAAAAAGACGTAGGAGATTTTTAAAATCTAAAAAAGAGGCCGGCGGTGATATAGAGTCTTTACAAGCAAAAATGTTTGATAGAGATTTTTCTGTAAACTTTGATAAAGAGGGAAATATTCTAGGCTTTTCTCAGGAAAAAATAGTTAAAAAGAAAGGTACATTTTTAGAAACATTTAAAAGAGAGCAAATTGAAATATTAAAAGGTAAAAATACTAATTTATATAAAGTAGTTCAAGATCCAAATATAGATACAATTTTTAGTATTCAATTAAAACCTGTAGAAAGTGTCTTTGTAAGAACAGAACAAAGTTTTGTAAGTGTAATAGAACATGGTAAAAAGACAGGTGCAGATATATTAGTCTATTTCGAAGAAGATCAATTTATTGTTGAAATCACAAACAAGATAAAAAAGAAATATAAAGATATAGAACCAAAACTAGCAAATATAAATGGCGGTAAGATTCTAAAATTTTATTTTACTAGCATACGTGATCCACATTTTTTAGTCCATAATATTAATATATCTTTAGAAAAATTATTAACAAGTACAAAGATATCAACTAAAGTTCCTAAAAAATTGAATCAATGTAGTGTATATACCCTAAAATTATTTGATAAATATGTGCGTACTTAAAAAATACACAGGACGACACATATGGCAAAAATTGATGTTACAGAACTAGACATATTCTATATTTCATACGATGAACCAAATGCTGAAGAGCATTGGGCAGATCTATTAAATAAAGTACCGTGGGCAAAACGTGTACATGGTGTAAAAGGCTTTGACGCCGCACACAAGGAATGTGCAAATCAATCAGAAACAGAACGTTTTATCACAGTAGACGGTGATAATATTGTTATGGATGACTTCTTTGAACAAGTATTAGACGTACCTGACACAGACCATGACGGCAATAACATAGCAGAAAGTATTTTTAGTTGGAATGCTAAAAACATTCTTAACGGATTAGTATATGGTAACGGTGGACTAAAATGTTGGCCAACAGAATATACTAAAACAATCAATACACATGAAGCCGCAACAGACGGTGAGGGTATGGAGTTTTGTTGGAAACTAAATTACATACAACTCAACGACACGTTTTCAGAAGTACATCAAACTGCTTCTCCTTTCCAAGCCTTTAGAGCAGGATTTAGAGAAGGTGTTAAGATGAGTTTAGATCAAGGTGATAGAGTTTCGCCCGATGACTTTAAAGAAAAGATTTGGTATGGTAATTATAACAGGCTAAATGTTTGGTGTAATATTGGTTCAGATGTTGACAATGGTTTATGGGCAATGTACGGTGCTAGACTAGGTTGTGATATGACTGTACTAAGTGATTGGGATACAAATTTAATTTCTGATTATGATTGGTTTAAAGACTTTTTTGAAAATTCTGTATTGCCTCGTTTTCCAGGAGATGAAGTATGTAAGTATACAAAAGTTTCTTGGAATCCTGAGATGGTAGAAATTGCTATAAAAGACTTAGGTGTAAAATTAAACGAAAGCATAAATTCTATGATGTTGTTTGATCCTAATCCTAATATGTGTAAATTTTTTAAAGCAACTTACGTCAACCCTAGAAGATGGGGAGCGATGATAAGAGAAACACAAATACAAGAATTACTAGAAAAAGGGTTAATACAATAATAAGTGAGCAACTACGACCAGGCCGCTGATAAGGCTAAAGAACAACTGGACTCTATCAGTCCAACAATGTGTTATGCAAAATGGACACAGGTATCCATGCATCTAACAAATGGTAAAACACATAGTTGCTATCATCCTCCAACACATGATATAGACGTTGAGGAACTAAAAGTAAACCCTTCAGCACTACATAATACAACTGAAAAGAAAGAGCAACGTGCTCAAATGTTAGCAGGTGAGCGACCAGAAGGGTGTAGTTACTGTTGGCGTATAGAAGATGTTGGCGGTAGAAGTGATAGAGTTTATAGGAGTGGCGAGTACTGGGCACAAAATGCCAGGGAAGAAATAGCAGAAGCAGGTGCTGACGGAAACATAAATCCCAGATATGTTGAAGTAAACTTTAATCAAGCATGTAATTTTAAATGTAGTTATTGTAGTCCACATTTAAGCACTACCTGGGAAAAAGAAGTCAAGGAACATGGCCCGTATAATATTATACAAGGCGAGCATAATAATTTAGACAGTTTAAGTAAACAGCGATTACTACCACAAAAATTAGCACAAAACGAAAATCCATACGTTGAAGCATTTTGGAAATGGTGGCCTGAGTTATATAAAAACCTAGAAGTTTTTCGTATGACAGGTGGTGAACCATTAATGGATGTAAACACATTTAAAGTTTTAGACTATGTGTACAAACACCCTAATGCCTGGTTGGAGATGTCTATGACATCGAACATGGTACCACCTAAACCTATCTTAATGGATATGTTTATAGAGAAACTACAAAGATTAGAAGAGATACAAATTTGGGAAGACCCAGAAAAGTTTAATCCAAACTCTGGGAATAACTGGTATGTAGCACCAGCATGTAAGAACTTTGCCACGTTTGTAAGTGTAGATGGTTACGGTGAACAAGCAGAGTATATGCGTAGCGGTATGGATTTTTCAGTGCTACAGAAAAATGTAAAACGAATTTTAAAAGAAACTGATAATAGTACTATAACATTTATTAATACGTTCAATGTACTAAGTCTTACAAGTTTACGTGACTATTTACAATGGATATTAGACTTGCGAGACGAGTATGCTAAAGACAGACAAGGAATAAAATATATTCCTATTCCAGATAATGGAGATCACAAACACCCTGATTATGAAGTAAAACCTAAGCAAAGAATATGGTTTGATATACCTTTACTTAGAGCACCACTGTGGCAATGTATACAAATAATGCCTGACTATTATCAGAGTTATTTAGAAGAAGCAATCGCATTCATGGAAATGAATCAAGCAGATGAAGTAAATATAGACTATAGAGGTTTCAAAGATTTTGAAATAGACAAAGTAAGACGTAATCTAGAATGGATGAAAGCAGGTTCTAGTATGGATAAGGACGAGCTACTTAAAGCAAGAGCAAATTTTTATAAATTTTTTATGCAACATGACGAAAGACGTGATACAGATTTTTTGTCTACTTTTCCAGAAATGGAAGACTGGTGGAATATTTGTAAAGAAGCAGAG